TCGTCGCCCAATGCAATCAGGAACAGATACAAAAGAAGCACCAGGTGATGAACAGAAATTAATTACAGAGGGTGGTGAACGAAAGCAATTTAATGATGATGTGTATGTAGCCCAATTACAAGGCGGGTATGCACAAGGCGCTATTGGATAAAGGAACAAATGGCAGTTACAAATAGATATTCTAGGGGAACTAAACCAGATTGGATGCAAGGAGTTGGTCCATATATAGGTAGAGTTGTGAATCATCTTGATACAGAATATATGGGAACGATTGAAGTTGAGCTTCTTAGAGTTACTGAGACAGGTTCTGAGTTTGAAGACTCAGGATATTTTATTCCTTGCACCTATGTAAGCCCGTTTTTAGGACAAACATCTAGAGAAGGGGTAAAAAGTAGCCCAGGATTCGATAATACACAAAAAAGTTATGGATTTTGGGCTATTCCTCCAGACATTGGAGTCAAAGTTCTTATAATAATGGCTGAAAACAACTTTGGATTTGGGTTTTGGATAGGTTGTGTGCAAGATAAGTTTATGAATTTTATGATGCCGGGCAATGCGGCTACAGAATATTCAGAAGGAGGAGCTTATACTGGCAAACAAGTCCCAGTAGGCGAGTTTAACAAAGAAACACACAACGGATTAGGCAATGATCCTACACAATATGTCAAAGATGCTGATTTAGAGCAAATAGCAATATTAGAAAGACAAGGATTAGTAAAACATTTAGAAGGAAAAGTAGATCAGACAAGAGGATTATCCTCAAGCTCTGCTAGACGTGAAGTTCCTTCAATGGTATTTGGGTGGAGCACACCTGGACCTCTAGATAGACGCAAAGGAAAGTCAAAAACATCCTACTCTACAGCAGATGGGTTGTCACAAACTCCATTTAATAGGCTTGGCGGTACAAGTTTTGTGATGGATGACGGTGATTCAATGATTCAGCGTGAGAAATTACCACATCGAGAACCACCAAACTACAAATTGATAGAAAAGAAAGAGGAAGGCGAGCCTACAAAGCCACATAATGAGATGGTTAGGCTAAGAACACGCACTGGACATCAAATATTGATGCATAACACTGAAGATTTCATCTATATTATAAATGCTAGGGGTACGGCTTGGATAGAACTAACAAATAATGGCAAAATAGACATCTATTCTTATGACAGTGTTAGCGTACATACAGAAATGGACTTCAACCTGCGTGCCAAACGGGATATCAACATAGAAGCCTCTGGAAATATCAATCTAAAAGCACATGAACAGATGAGATTAGAGTCAGGGAATGCTTCTCATTGGAGAGTTGGTACGCAAGAGACTAAAAAAGCTGACGGAGAGCGAGCAAAGCTGGCAGAAGAGGACGAAGATCCAAAAAGTCCAACATATGGGGATAGAAAATATCGAACATTTGAGGATTTATCGGATACAGCACAGCCTGGAGATAATTTATACATAGATGTAACTAGAGATGTGTATTGGAAAGTAGGAACACATCCTAAAAAAGGTGATTTTAAGTTAGAAGTGTCGCAAGATGGGCATGTTACACTAGATAGAGACTTTTTCTTGTATGCTAAAAGAAATATACACCAATTATCTGATGAAAAGACGTATCATAAGTCAAAAGATGTATTTCATCAGCTATCTGAAAAAACATTCCATCAGCATTCAAAAAAATCAATGCATTTAAAGACAAATGAGCATATGAGAATTTATGCCTCAGTAACTGCTACTATGTATTCCCAACAGAACTTTTTGACAGCTACAACAGTAAATCATTTGAAAGCAAATAGCCATAATAGAATGTCAGCAGCACAAAATCATATATTTGCCTCAACAAATTATATGAGTAATATACAGCAGTTTGGAGTTGGAGCAACAGCAGCGTCAATAGGCAAGATAGCAGAGGACGCAACTCCAGCAGAACCTGCAATATTGCCAGAATGTACTCATTTTCCGTATATTCCTGTTAGAATTCCTCTTCATGAGCCGTGGCAGAGCCATGAAAACTTAGAACCGCTGAAGTTCAAACCAGATAAAACAGATTCAACAATTGGAATTGCCGATAGTTGCGAATTTTCGTTACTATATGAGCAAGAAGAAATACCTTATATACTAACACCCGACACATTTAGAAAAGGTAGCGCAGCACCATCAGATATTGAAGGACCATAATATGGCTAGTAGAGAATTTAAACAAAAACCTTTATATAAAGAAATAACAGTCAATAAAAATAGGCAAGATAAAGCATATCATCCAGGAACAACCGTATATAAAGGAGTTAGCACAGTAGATCCAGATGGAACAAGTTCAGTTTTGCATGATTTAGCTATTATAAAGCAAGATTTGCTAAATCATTTTCATATCAAAAGAGGTGAAAAATTATCTGATCCAATGTTTGGATGTATTTTATGGGATTTGTTATTTGAGCCATTGACTGATACAGTTAAAGAGCAAATTATTGACAATGTTAACGAAATTATTGATTCTGAGCCAAGAGTTAATGCAGAGAATATATTATTAGATGAATATGAACATGGATTAGCAATATATTGTGAATTAACTTACTTACCGTATAACATCAGTGAAACAATGCGTATAAACTTTGATAAAAACGCAGGTTATGCCTCATTCTAAATAAAAGTAGTATATTATAATCAAATAAATACACTAAAAGGAAAACTAAATGTCATCAACCGATAGACAGAATCGTTTGCTACTAGCAGAGGATTGGAAAAGAATTTATCAGTCATACCGTAATGCAGACTTTCAACACTATGATTTTGATAGTCTTCGACGGATAATGATTAACTACCTCAGAGAAAACTACCCAGAAGATTTTAATGATTACATTGAAAGTTCAGAATATCTCGCTCTTGTAGACTTGATTGCTTACTTAGGACAGAATTTAGCATTTAGAATTGATTTAAATGCTCGTGAGAACTTTTTAGAGCTTGCAGATAGGCGAGATTCTGTATTACGGTTGGCAAGACTGCTTAGTTATAACCCAAAACGCAATATAGCTGCCAATGGCTTGCTAAAAATTGTCAGTGTTAACACATCTGAAGACTTTACAGACTCCAATGGTGTAAATTTACAAAACCAAAATATCATTTGGAATGATCCTAGCAATCCAAATTGGCGAGAACAATTTATGAAGGTTCTCAATCGTGCTATTGGTTCAGATGAAGTAATTGGTAAAAGTATTAAACGTGAAACTATTGATGGTGTGCTAACAGAGAAGTACAGATTCAATTCAATTATGAATTCAGTGCCAGTATTTGATTTTGCTAAAAATATTGACGGACAGTCAATGAGATTTGAAGTTGTCCCAACAGATATTACAGATACTAGTATTATTGAAGATGCACCTATTCCAGGTAGAAGATTTTCATTCATTTATAGAGTAGATGGACTTGGACCTGCTAGTTCAAACACAGGATTTTTCTGTATGTTCAAACAAGGAACACTGCAGGACGGTAGTTTTCAAATAGATAACCCATCAGCTAATCAAATTGTATCAATTGACAGTACAAATATTAATAATTCAGATATTTGGCTTTATCAATTAGATAGTGACGGGTTTATTAACAAAATATGGACTAAAGTTGATTCTATAAAAGGTAATAATATTATATACAATAGTTTATCTAAAGATATTAGAGATATTTATGGTGTTATTACAAGAGTTAATGATAAAGTTAGCTTAGTGTTTAGTGATGGTGTATTTGGTAATTTACCAAAGGGCAATTTTAGAATATATTATAGAACAAGTAGAAATCTAAATATGATTATCACTCCTCGTGATATGTTGAGTGTTCCTATTAGTATTGATTATGCTAGTAAGTCAGGAAAAGTAGAATCACTTAGGCTAATTTTGGAATTACAGTATTCTGTAGATAACGCAAGTATATCTGAAACAACCGCTAATATTAAACAGCGGGCGCCAATGACATACTATACACAAAATAGACTTATTACTGCTGAAGATTATCAAATTGGACCACTAACAGTAAGCAAGAAATTG